GCCTACTTGGCCCGGGTTATATTCCCGCTTGTGGGGTGGATTTGGCAACTCGTTGGCGCCAGGAGCTTATGCCCCTTATGGTGTCGTTTAACCGAGATGTCGTAAAGATTCGTCTTCACAAATAGAGCTTATCGAACAGCTCTTTACGGGAAATGAGTTTCCCATCTGGTCCGGTTTCCTTGACCGGCGCTTGCACACCACTACGGAAGTGCGAAAATAGGAGGTCTACCTCTCTCCTCGTGAGGATCGTGCCGTCGTGACATACGGCATCCAAGCCGGCGTAGTTCCCGGTATCTATGACAGTGATCATATCGATTTCGCTCAAGGCGGTATCCGAAGGACTTTGTATATCCTTCACGCTGAATAGCAATTCAGAAATTGTGGGAGGTGGGTACCTCCAGCTGTTGGTTTCTGCCAACTTTTTGTCATTCGTTATGACTTGAACTTTTAATTCAGATTTCCTTCTGATAAGTTCGATGACTACATCGTCATCCAATTCCTCTCGGGGAATGTTTACCCAATCTCTTGGGTTCTCTTTTGCCTTCAGTAAGGCAAGAGGCAGCTCATACATCTGCCGGAGGTCCCTTCCCTCCTGGGTTGTAATTCCCAAAAGACTACGTATAGTCGGACGTCTTATGTCCATGATGGAAAATTCTTCCATAACTTTCCGATCGTAGATCGTGTACGGCCTGTCGAGCCGACTGAACACATTGTAGTGTTCGGGGAGTATGTCCTCCGCATAGTGCGTAAATAACGCGTGGGGCTTCGGCCTCACAAGTCGTTCGAAGTTGAACTCTAGGTTAAATACCTCTGGCCCATCTGGGCAAAGCTCATTATAGAGCTTTCCGAAGATATATATCTTCTCTGCTAGCATTTTGCTAGTCACGACCAACGGATTGTCGTATATGCGACTCGATATATTCGCATTTGTTGCCGCCTGTTCACCAGACGACACGATCACATACTTGTGAAATCGTGGGTTGTTTTCCACTTGTTCAACCAATGGTTGAATGTTGGCGAATTCTTTCTCGCCCATGTGGCTTTGATAAAGCCTTGCGCAACTAATTTGTTGCTCACGGATTTCCCGTTGGTACCTTTCTGGTTCCTTCGCCCATGCGGCGAGTCCTAATAAGAAGGACTTTGCCTCCGATGGAGGCCAAGAGGGCACGTAGCCCTTCGGTGGGACTTTCCCACCACCACCAAAGCAAATTGGTATGTAGGCCTCAAGGTTTAGGCCGAGTGTGATATCTTGTATCACGTTGGCAGTGTTTACTGCCACCTCGTCCCGATGGGACGTCCGCATATATGCGGATTCTTGCCCAAGTAGGGCGACTCTCCCAAATCTGGGATCAACTTTATTAAAGTTGTTAGTGGCCCTCATAAGGGCTTTTGGTCGGATATAGTCTCCGAAACAAGGGTATGCCTTGTAACAGTTCCTTTGAACGGAATACTGTTCGTACCTGTTTGCTGGTACTCGCACACAGAATTCTGTGTAATGGGCCCATGGCTGGCCCATGAAGTGGTCATCGTCTGATACCACCATCCCTGTTTGGGATATCGCGTCCTTAATTACGGACTCGGCCTCAGGTAGGCCTTTGCAGGCGACAATATAGTCATCGCCGGTATTGTCCCAAACTAATTGGGCTTCGGGGTACTTGTCCCGAACATATTCCATCGCATAAAGCGATGATAGTGCCAAGAAGCACTTGGTGATAGGATCACCCATAAGGAGACCAGTTCGCCTGGTCTCGTAGATGGTACTACCATCTAAGGCGTCGTATTCGAGCCTATCTTCTCCCAGTAGGAGATCGATTATTACATCGAGGATCCATCCTTGGAACCCTATGGCCCGTAGGCCGCAGAGCAGTAGCTCTTTCGCTGCAGTTTGTCCTGCATAGTCCGTTGAGGACTTTAAGTCGCTAGCGACTAGGTCGAACCCAATGTGGTCGAAGTTTAGCCTTCTATAGAAGGTCCACGCTTGGCGTGTCTTTGTAAGCCCGTTTTTCAGGCTAGGTTCTAATTTTAGAACTTCCAAGAGCATCTTGGAGAAGGGCTGGAGTATTTGCCCTCTGGCTGATGTGCCATATGTCGGTACCCGACTTTTGCCCCCTATTTCGGGGATCCCAACTACTTTGAGTTGGTGTAGGCCCTTCGGGTCTTTGATGTATTCCATCAGTGCGCCGTAAAAAACGCGATCGGCAACTTTTTTTGCCATTTCCCCCGTGGGGGTACCTGTTTCCAGGTTTATCATGGGGATGTCTTCCCTAAATGCGTATTCACGCACGCGGCAAATTTTTCCGCCTTTTGACTTAGGATAGTCTGTGCTGGCCGTGTTGGTCAGTTGGATGGTCGCTGCATCCAGAAAGCCCACTTGGTGGGCGAGAGTGTTGATCCTCTCAGAAATCCGCAACAAGCGGTTTGGGTCAAGGCTGACCTCGTCCTCTGGACGTCTTGTGGAGATTTGCTCCATGAATGAGAGAACGTCTCTCTCTGTCGCTTTGCTCGACAGTTTTCCGACTGATCTGGTCGATGTAAGGGTCTGAACCCTATCAACCCAATTGGGTGAATCCCTTTTGAAGGGTATGAGGTCATAAACCTCCCAGAACCAAGATATGGTTCTACAGTAGGGTTTTTCTCCCTTCTGACCGTTGGTCAATAGGTACGCTCGTACCTTTTTCAGGAATCTCTTCCTGCTCCGGATGAACTCATCCGGTCCGAAGGCAAGGTTGCCTAGTACGCTCTTGCGTATTCGGTCGATTAAAGACCAAGGTACGTTCGTACCTGAAGTGGCAATGACCACTTGTGACATAATCGTGTCCAAATTGTCAGTTAACGAACTGAGGTACCCTGATACAGGGTTCTGGGATTCCCCAGTAGAGTTGAACCTCTTGAGCTTTCGGGCTCTTTCGTCCGCGAGTTTGCGGCGGACCATATCTATGGTCGAAGGCTTCGAGCCTTTAAAGAGGAAAGTCGTCCTCTTGAGCAGTTCTATCTGCTCTTGTGGGTATAGATCCCAAAACGTG